GGTCGCGGAGGGCGGCAGCCGTCTCGAAGTCCAGGGCCTCCGCCGCGGCGTTCATCTGTTCCGTCAGCTGGGTCGTGACGGCGCGCAGCTTGCCCTCCAGCAGGGCGGTGGCCTGGGCCATGCGGCGGCGGTATTCCTCCGCGTCCGGGCCGTCCGGGCGGCAGAAGCCGTCACACCGGCCCATGTGGAAGTTCAGGCAGGGGCGCTCCTTGCCGATGTCGCGGGGGAAGCGCCGGGAGCAGGTGGGCAGGCGCAGGGCGGCGCACACCGCGTCCAGTGCCAGGCGCGTTTCGTGCCGGCCGCCGAAGGGACCGTAGTATTTCGCGCCGTCGTCGGCGGTGCGGTTCACCAGGGTAAAGCGGGGATAGTCGCCGCTGTCCAGCCGCACGAAGGGATAGCCCTTGTCATCCTTCAGCAGGATGTTGTAGCGGGGCTGATGGCGCTTGATGAGGGAGTTCTCCAGCACCAGGGCCTCGAACTCCGATCGGACGATAATGGTGTCGAACCGGTCCACATGGGCCACCATCATCTTCGTTTTCTCATTATGGCTGGCGGTGTCCTGAAAGTATTGGCTGACGCGGTTTTTCAGTTTTTTGGCCTTGCCCACATAGATGACCTGGCCGGTCTTGTCCATCATCAGATAGACGCCGGGCAGCAGGGGCAGGTCGTTGGCCTTGGCGCGGAGCTCATCACGGGTCATGGCGTCATCTCCTTTCATGGAAAACTACAGATACGGGGATAGTATACCACCGCCGCGTCCCCTGGGCAAGGGGTGGAAGGGCAGCCCCTATTATTGAGTTACACACCAAGGAATTGGTTGTGTAGCTCAATTTTTTTATTCCTCATCCAGAGGAAACCGTCAAGGAGGACTACATCATGGCAAACATCAAAGTCACCAGCAAGCAGGACGCTTGGAACAAGGTCAACCAGATTTTCCCCACCGACTATGAGCAGGATGTGCAGAGCAGCACCCGTGCTGGCTACCCCGTCTATCGGAGCACCGCAGAGGGCCACTACTATGACTACATCTGTGACCTGGGTGATCGTCTGGAGGTCAACCTTGACAGCAGCCATCTGGAAACGGCCAACATCTGGATTGAGGAGCCCGCCACTGAGGAGGCCCCGGTGCTGTCTGAGGAGCGGGTGGCAGTTGCCAAGCGGCTCCAGCGTGCTGTGTTCTATTTCACTGAGGAATACCTCAAGGAACTGGAAAACAAGGCCAAGGAGGATGAGGCCGTTGCGGCCATGCAGGCCAACAGCTCCAAGGATGGCCCCGTGCAGTGCATGGTGCTGACCGCTGAGGGCAACGCCAATGTCATGCTGGACTGCATCAAGGAACTCCACCGGGCCGTGCACATCTTGCTGGACAAGCAGGAGGATGTGGATGAGTGGATGCTCTCCGGCATCACCGCCATGATGGACCGGGCCAACGAAATGAAAATCATTCCCTATGACCTGCCCACCTCCATCTGTGGCCTGCTGTGCGCTCAGTACCGCTAAGGTGCTGAGGCGCTACGGCAACAATCTGACTGTGAAAAGAGGTGAACACATTGGCAGACTATGCTTTCCGTTCCTACCATGAGCGCCAAGAAATTGAGCGCATGGTAGAGGCCGGAATGAGTGTAAAAGAGATTGCAGGCTCCCTGGGCATCTCCCTCTCCGCTGTCTATGCGGAGCTGAGGCGTGGCCGGGACGGCACCAGGCTCCCTGACAAGCGCCTGCGCTACAACGCCGACCTGGCCCAGCTCAGTGTCCAGCAGGGGCTTGAACGGAGAGGTAGGCGCTCCGGCAATGAGGCATGAAATCCCGCACCTATTAAAAACCAAGGAGGACAAAACCGTGAGCAACAACCCCATTGTGCTGAAAAGCAACCGGCTTTCTGATGAGTGCATCGGAACTGTCCGGCTGACCCCAGAGGCGGAAAAAGTGGTCCGCCGTCTGCGGGCAAAGACCTCTCTGCCTATTCGGCAGATCGTTTCTGAAATCATCGTCCAGGCAGAAAACCTCATTGATATTGAGGGCCCGGATGACGATGCGGAGGACTGAGCCATGGCGATGATAACCAGACATGTCCGCTGCAAAAAGTGTGGACAGCTTTTTCCACTGACCTATCCCGAAAAGCTGTCTGACATTGGCCTCAGCGTCATCTCCATCTGCAAGATGTGCCGCACCACGCAAACCAATATCAAGGAGGACAACACCAATGAAAACCGCTGTTTCTAATGTGGCCCCCGGCCAGGTGGTCAAGTTTCATGGGGAGCCCTGCATTGTGCTGGAGCACCGCACGGCTGGCACCTTGCTGGTGACCGCCGCCCAGATTAAGAGCTCTTTTGGCTCCACCAACAACTTTGCTGCCAGCTCTTTCCGTGAGCACCTCAACGGTGCCTTTGCGGATGCCCTGACTGAGGGCCACGCTGATGAGCTCATCACCCGTGAGGTTGACCTCACCGCCCTCAACGGCTCCAAGGAGTACGGGAGCTGTGAGTGCAAGGTGGCCCCGCTGACCTTTGATGAAATCCGCCGTTTCCACGGTCTGCTGCCCAAGCCTGAGAGCTGGGAGTGGAGCGCCACGCCCTGGAGCACCCCCTGCGTGGATGAGGATGATACCTGGGTCATGGGCTTGAACACCAATGGCAGTGTCAGCAACTACTACTGCGCCAGCACCAACGGGTCCCGCCCCGCTTTCCTCATCCCCTCCCAGTATGCCGTGGAGGCTGATGGCGGCCTGGACCAGTACGCCACCAATGAGCTGATTGCGGAAATCAACCGCCGCATGAACGGTTAAGGTGAGCGCCATGACCACCAGTGAGCCCAATGCCCGCCGGTATTCCCGGCGGTGCCGCCAGCGCCGCATGGCCCGGAGGCGCAACGCCATGGTCATCATGGCCATTCTGGCCGTCCTTGCCACTGTGTTTGCCCTTGGCTATGCCAGCGGATGCAGTGCCCGCCAGACGGACGATGAGGTCAAGACCCCTGAGCCTGTGGTGACGGCGGAAACCGTCACCCCTCCGGCCCCGGAACAGAGCCCCGTGGAGCCCTCTGCACCACCAGAGGAAACCACGGAGCCTGCCCGCCACCGTGATGACATCGTGAGTGAGGGGCGGCTCCTCAGCTACGAACTCCAGGAAGTCATGCAGGACTGCTGTGAGCACTATGAGGTGCCCTATGCTTTGGCCCTTGCCATCGCAGAGGTTGAAACCCACTTTGACCCCGATGCCGTCAGCGCCACTGGTGACTATGGCCTCATGCAGATCAACTCTGTCAATCACGAGTGGCTTTTGGAAAAAGGCCTTGACCCCATGACCCATGCCGGGAACATTGAGGCCGGTATCTATATCATCTCCCAGTATCTCCAGAGCTACGGAGAGCCAGAACTTGCGCTGATGGCCTACAACTGCGGGCCCGGCGGCGCAAGAAAGCTGTGGGATGCAGGTACATACCAGACCGACTACTCCCGCAAGGTTATGACCGCTTTTGAATACTGGACAAGCGTGCTGGAGGTTGACTGAAATGCCCTACTATAAGACCTGCCCTGACTGCGGAGCCCACCTTGACCCCGGTGAGCGCTGCGACTGTAAAGATGATACCAAGGAGGATTGTACCAATGTTGGAAATGAAAATCAAGATTGAGGCGGATGCTGCCGTCCTCAAGGTCATTGACAAGCTGACCACGGCGCTGGAAAAGAACGCCGTCAACATCTCCGTGCCCCAGGACACTCCCGCCCCCGTGGCTCCTGTGGCCACCCCTGTCACCCATGCCCCGGTGCCGCCGGTCACCATGCCGCCCGCTACTGTGGTCCCTACCCAGCCCACCCCTGCGCCTGTGGCAACCCCTACCCCTGCACCGGCTCCTGCGGCACCTGCCCAGACTGTGGCCCCTACTAACCCCGCTCCCACTGTTCCCGTTACCACAGCCCCCACCTACACCCTTGACCAGATCGCCAAGGCCGGTGCCAGCCTGGTGGATGCGGGCAAGATGGAGCAACTGCTGGCTCTGCTGGCCAAGTATGGCGTGCAGGCCGTCACCCAGCTCCAGCCGGACCAGTACGGTGTCTTTGCCACTGAACTGCGGACGCTGGGCGCACAGCTCTAAGGAGGTGCCCTATGCCTCCCGAAAAGCACGCCCTGCTTTCTGCCTCATCGGCATCCCGCTGGCTGAAATGCACGGCTGCCCCCCGCTTTGAGGAGCACCTGCCGGAGCGCACCAGCGAATATGCGGAGGAGGGCCGCCTGGCCCACGCCATCTGTGAGCTCAAGACCCTCAAGAAATTCACTGTGATGACCTCCCGCACCTACACCACCCGCCTCAACAAGCTCAAAAAGGACCCGCTTTACTCTGAGGAGATGGACAAGACCAGTGACCTCTACATTGAGCACCTGATTGAGCAGGCCATGCTCTATGACAGCACGCCCACTGTGGTAGCGGAGGTGCAAGTGGACTTTGGGGGGTATGTCCCGGAGGGCTTTGGCACCTGTGACAATGTGATGATTGGCGGGGACACCCTCAGCATCACGGACTACAAGCACGGCAAGGGTGTCCCGGTGTCCGCCGTGGGCAACCCGCAGATGCGGCTCTACGCTCTGGGTGCTCTCAAGCGCTATGCCCCCGTGTTCGGCGATGCCATCAAGAAAGTCCGCATGTCCATTGACCAGCCCCGCCTTGACAGCTACACCACCGACACTATCACCGTGGAGGAGCTGATGGCCTGGGGCGAGAACATCAAGCCCATTGCACAAAAGGCTTTCTCCGGGCTGGGTGAGTTTGTCCCCGGTTACCACTGCCGTTTTTGCCGTGGCAAGGCTCAGTGCCGTGCCCGTGCCAACACCAACACGGCGCTGGAGGACTTCAAGGACTGCGTGCCCGCCGCCTCCGTCCCGCCTGACGCTATGGCCCCCCAGGAGTTTTCCCACATCGGCCCACATGGGAATGAGGTGCATCCGCTCCTCTCTGATGCGGAGATCGGTGACCTCCTCATCCGTGGCAAGGAGCTGGTGGCCTGGTACAAGGACCTGGAGGAATATGCCACCAAGGCCCTGCTGGACGGCAAGCCCATTGAGGGCTGGAAACTGGTGGCTGGCCGGAGCATCCGCACCTTTACGGACCAGGATGCCGCCATCCAAGCCGCCATTGCCGCCGGATATGATGAGGCCCTGCTCTATGACCGCAAGCCCAAGACGCTCTCTGAGATGGAGAAACTGATGGGCAAGGCGGAGTTTGCTGAGAAAATCGGCGGCTATGTGACCAAGCCCCTGGGTAAGCCCACGCTGGCCCTCAGTACAGACAAGCGTGAGGCCTACAACCCCGCCGCTGCTGACTTTGCCGGGGTGGCTGCCAATGAGTAAGTATCAGACCTGTGCCCATTCCGCACCATGGCAACCACCCATCCCGCTGGATGATGAGGAAAAGGGCTACCACGTGGGCCGTTTCTGCAAGCACGCCTGCCGCAGTATGGCGGTCATCCGTGACCCGGAGGTCTGCGAGAGCTGCACACAGTACACAGACCCGGCCAAGCTCATCACCATCAACACCGGGGACTACCACGCAGACATCTATTTTGACCGGCTGGAGGACATGCCCCTCTCCAACATCCGCAAGGTTTTCAAGCTACTCCTGGCGGACCCGTGGAGCAATGAGGGAGCCATCCGTCAGATGACCCTCTACCTGGATGCCGCCGTGATTGAAAGCAAAGAGGCCTGGAAACAGGCCAGTATTGAGTATCAGAACGGCTGGCGCAATGTGTTCAATAAGAAAAGCCGCCTCAAAGAGGACCGCCAAAAGCTCCGAGAAAACAACCGGCTGACCGCTGCCGTAAAGCGGACCAAAGCCCGGCATGAGCGCTGGGTGAAACTTCAAACCTGCTGGGCTGAGGCCCAGCCTGATGCAAACACCAGAGTGTAATTTAACTGTAAAGGAGATCAAAAGATTATGTATCAGAATGATGCCATGAAAGTCCTGACTGGTGAGGTCCGCCTCTCCTATGCCAACCTGACCACCCCCAGAGCCGCCCAGCAGGGCGGTGAGCCCAAGTATTCCGTCACCCTGCTCATCCCCAAGAGCGATGCCGCCACCAAGGCTGACATTGACGCTGCCATCCAGGCCGCCGCCAATGAGGCCATGGCCAAGGTGTGGAACGGTGCCCGCCCGCCCATGCTCAAGGTGCCCATCTACGATGGTGACGGCGTGCGACCCTCCGGTGTCCCCTTTGGCGATGAGTGCAAGGGCCATTGGGTGATGACCGCCTCTACCAAGAACAAGCCCCAGGTGGTGGGCATCGACAACATCAACTGCGAACTGTCCCCGGCGGACATTTACAGCGGCATGTATGGCCGTGTCACCGTCCGTTTCTTCGGCTACTCCAACAGCGGCAACAAGGGCATTGGCTGCGGCCTGGGCAATGTTCTCAAGACCCGTGACGGGGAGCCCCTGAGCGGCCAGGCCTCCGCTGCCTCTGACTTCGCCGGGCTGGGCGGCACTCCTGCGGCCACTCCCGCCTACGGTGCGGCGATGCCCGCAACCCCCGGTGCCTACGGTGTCCAGCCTGCGGCTCCCGCTGCCCCTGCCGCTCAGGTGCCTTGGGCCACCACCGGCGGCATCAATCCCATCACCGGCCAGCCCATGTAATTGGAGGACATCATGCACCATCTCAGCATTGACCTTGAAACCTATTCAAGCGTGCCGATTGCTAAGGCCGGGGCGCAAAAGTACATCTCCAGCCCGGACTTTGAAATCCTGCTCTTTGCGTACAGTGTGGATGGTGCGCCTGTTGAGATCATTGACCTGGCACGGGGGGAACGCCTCCCCCCGTGGCTGGTCCAGGCCATCACCTCCCCGGAGTACATCAAGCACGCATACAACGCCCCCTTTGAGTGGGGCTGCCTGTCCAAGTTTTTGGGCACCCTGCCACCGGACCAATGGCGCTGCACCATGTTCCACGGCCTCTATTGTGGCTACACAGCAGGCCTGGATGCCACTGGCAAGGCCCTGGGGCTTGCTGAGGACAAGCGCAAGCTAAACACCGGCAAGGCGCTCATCCGTTATTTCTGCGTCCCTTGCGCCCCTACAAAGGCCAATGGAGGCCGCACCCGCAACCTGCCCCAGCATGACACCGACAAGTGGGAGCTGTTCAAAGAATACTGCCGCCAGGATGTTGTGACTGAAATGGAGATTGAGCGGCGGCTCTCTGCTTTCCCTGTGCCGGACTTCGTGCAAAAGCAATGGGAAACGGACCTCATCATCAATGCCCGTGGCGTGGCCGTGGACATGGACCTGGTGAGCGGTGCCCTATATCTGGGCAATGTGACCCGCCAAAACCTCACCCAGGAGGCTATGAAAATCTCCAAGCTGGACAACCCCAACAGCGTGGCACAGCTCACGCAATGGCTCCAGGAGGCCATGGGAGAGGAGCTTGCGGACCTCCGCAAGGACACCGTGGCCCGCCTGCTGGGCAAGGAGGACAACAGCCCCCAGGTCCAGCGGATGCTTGAGATACGCCAAGAGCTGGGCAAGACCAGCACCAAAAAGTATGACGCTATTGAGGCCGCTGTGTGCCCGGATGGCCGTGTCCGTGGGCTGCTCCAATTCTATGGGGCGAACAGGACGGGGCGCTGGGCAGGCCGCCTGGTGCAGGTCCAGAACTTGCCCCGCACCTACACAGAGCCGCTGCCGCTGGCCCGTGAGCTGGTGGAGCACCGCAAGCTGGATGCCCTCCGGCTGATCTATGGCTCCGTGCCTGACACTCTCAGCCAGCTCATCCGCACCGCTTTTGTGGCCCCGGAGGGTCATGTCCTCATTGACGCTGACTTTTCGGCCATTGAGGCCCGTGTCATCTCCTGGCTGGCCGGTGAGCAATGGCGGCTGGAGGTGTTCCGCACCCACGGCAAAATCTATGAGGCCTCTGCCTCTCAGATGTTCGGCGTGCCCATTGAGCTCATCAAAAAGGGCAATCCAGAGTATGCACTCCGGCAAAAGGGCAAGGTGGCAGAGCTGGCCCTGGGCTACCAGGGCAGCACCGGCGCACTCATCAACATGGGGGCCCTGGACATGGGCATCCCAGAGGAGGACCTGCCGGACATCGTGAGCCGCTGGCGTGAGGCCAACAAGCGCATCCGTGACCTGTGGTATTCCATGGACAATGCCGCTGTGCAGGTCATCACCCAGGGCGGCAGTGTGGGCATCAATGGCCTGCTGCTGGCCCGTGAGTATGACTACAACCAGGGCACCGACTGTTTCACCATTCAGCTCCCCTCTGGCCGCAAGCTCTACTATGTGAGCCCCGGCATTGGTGAAAACCAATGGGGCAATCCCTCCATCTCCTACATGGGCATGGACCAGAAAACCAAACGGTGGAAACGCATCGAAACCTACGGCGGCAAGCTGGTGGAAAACTGCGTCCAGGCCATTGCCCGTGACTGTCTGGCGGACACCATTGAGCGCCTGGAGGCATCCGGCCTGCCGGTGGTGTTCCACATCCATGATGAGGTGGTCATTGACATTGCCCCCTGGGCTGATGAGGACACCATGCTGGACACGGTGGTCAACATCATGCGCCAGCCCATCCCGTGGGCCACTGATCTGCCGCTCAACGCTGATGGCTGGGTGGGCACATTCTTCAAGAAAGACTAAATAACTGACGAGCCCCCCCCCGCTACCAATGCGGTGGTGGGCTGAGGGAGGCTTTTATGCAAATCCTTGTTGCCTGCGAGGAAAGCCAGGCGGTCACCATAGCTTTGCGAAAGCTGGGCCATGAGGCATACAGTTGTGACCTCATCCCATGCTCCGGCGGCCACCCTGAGTGGCACATTCAGCAAGATGTGCTCCCTTTGCTCAACGGCTACTGCTTTTTCAAGACCTGTGACGGCTCCGCACATTATGTGCTGGGGCGGTGGGACATGCTCATTGCTTTCCCGCCCTGCACCTATCTGACCAATGCCAGTGCCGTCCGCATGAGAGTAAATGGTGAGATTGTGGCGGAGCGATACGCCAAAGCAATGGAGGCCAAGGCTTTCTTTATGAGCTTTCTGAGCGCCGACTGTGCAAAGATCGCCGTGGAAAACCCCACTCCTTTGAAAATCGTGGAGCTACCGCCCTACACCCAAGCAATACAGCCGTGGCAGTTTGGGCACCCGTACACAAAGCGGACATGCCTGTGGCTCAAAGAGCTGCCCCTGCTGGTCCCCACCGAAATCATCACGGAGGGTGTCACCCCATGGGTAAATGGCGGATGCAAAGACGCACATGGGAACTACCGGCGCTTTCAAGGCCGCAGAGAACGGGACCCCATCAACAGGGCCAAAACTTTCCCCGGCATAGCCGCCGCAATGGCGGAACAATGGGCCGGGCCCGTGGCTACTTAATATTTCACCCGTCCGCCGTGTGCGGTGGGCAATTCTATCTGGAAAGGACTGAGCACATGGCCGTCAACAAAATCACGCACTCCTGGAACGAGGACTATACAGGTCTGATTTTTACCGGGAGCCAGCGCCAACCCACGCTTGTTGAGGTCCGCAACTACTGTGTGGCGCAACATATTTCGCTTGAGGGCGTGTATGTCTCCGCCGTAAGACTTGGTGGAGAATGGACCCCGCCGGAGGATGCAAAGAGCCTTGAAATCTTTGAGTTTGGCGAAAACTGCCCCGTCTGCGGAAAGGCCTTTGTACTTGACACCGACATCTGCCCCATCTGCCACAAGCGGTGGGATAGCTGACAAGGAGGACCGTGACACATGAAAATCATCAATCCCTATACCGAAATCCTCACCCCGCTGGATGGCCAGGCCATCCTCCAGCACATTGAGCTGTGCGGGCGGGTCTGCTACAAGTCTGAGGACAAAATCACCGACACCAGCGCCGCCAAGTTTGTGGCGGGCATCATCAAGCGTGGCCATGAGGCCGTCCTGGAACACTTTGACATCACGGTCAAGTTTGTGTGTGACCGGGGTGTGTCCCATGAAATTGTCCGGCACCGCATGGCCTCCTACTGCCAGGAGAGCACCCGCTACTGCAACTATTCCAAGGATGTTTTTGGCAGTGAAATCACCGTCATCCGCCCCTCTTTCCTGACGGAGGGCACACCGGGCTGGCAGTATTGGAAAGTGGCTTGCAGAATGGCTGAAAAGTCATATTTTGAGCTGCTGGACTGGGGCTGCACCCCGCAAGAGGCCCGTGCTGTTCTGCCCACATGCCTCAAGACCGAGGTGGTGATGACAGCCAACCTGCGAGAATGGCGGCATTTCTTCAAGCTGCGGACCGCCCCGGCGGCGCACCCGCAGATGCGTGAGGTGGCCATCCCGCTGCTCCACCAGATGCGCTCCCAGGTGCCGGTCATCTTTGATGACATTGAGGAGGCCGCCCATGAAACGCTCTGAGATTTTAGAGGCCGCCCGCTGCTGCGTCTGCGGTGAGCGTGAGCAGGACTATGGCACGCCGGAGGACAGCTTTGGCCTCATCGGACAACTGTGGACTTCCTACATGGGCACGCTGTTCACCTCTAAGGATGTAGCCATGATGATGGCGCTGCTCAAGGTAGCACGCATCAAGGCTGGGGACAAAGCTGACAGCTTTATTGATCTGGCGGGCTATGCGGCCTGCGCCGGTGAAATCGTGACAGAAAGGAGCCGCCCCTATGAAAAAGCGGAAACCCAGACCCAGGAGTGAAAAGCCCCGGATGTGTGACCCCGGCATGTGTGACTGCTGCCAGTACATTGGTGAGGGTGACTTCATCTGTGACAAAGGCCCCGGCCAGCCGGTCCTTGTGGTTGAGGACTGGCAGCCCAATGAGAACGCCGGGCGCTGTCGGAGAGGCAGCAGACAATGAACAGAAAAGAGCGGCGAAACCTGCAACGGCGGGGTGTGCAGATACCAAAGGACCCCACACTCAACATCAAACTCTCCGCTTTGGGCAAGTCCATAATGACCCCGGAGATGCAGATGGCCATGGAGCATGAGATCAATCAACAATGCTTGGAGGCAGATGATAGGCTGGCTCTTGATGTAGACACCATGGTGCTCTGGACACTGCACCAGCACCTTGGCTTTGGGGTCAAACGGCTCCATGACTTTTATCTGGCGATGGCCGCAGAGCACCGCCGGATGCGTGAATTTTATGAAATGGATGACCTGTACCCGGAACGGCTCAAGCTCAAGGAGCTGGGTGCAGATGTCGAACAATGGCAAAAGGAGGTGCTGGCCAATGAGCCCAAAACCCTGGGAAAACGCTGAGGGCTACGCAGACCCAACGGCATACAACGCCATCAAGAAAGTGTCCGCAGAGGGACATGAGGCGCTGGATGCCAAGGTCAACACTCTCATCAAGGTCCTCAAGTTTATCATTGCGGAAAGCGGCTTTGAGCTGGCGGCCCGCATTGAGCTCCGGGACCGCAAGACAGGGAGGTTTTTTAGATGACCAAATGCGAAACGGCAATCTGCCAGCTTGCGGTGAATGTCTATGGCAAGACCAGCCAGTGCACGGTCTGCATGGAGGAGATGGCAGAGCTCACCAAGGAGCTCTCCAAAAACCTCCGTGGCCAGGACAACGCCGCCCACATCGCTGAGGAGATCGCTGATGTTGAGATCATGCTGGAACAGCTCAAGCTCATGTTCAGCATCCGTGATGAGGTGACCCAGCAGCGCACCATCAAGCTCCAGCGGCTTGACAACCGCATTTCTCAATCCCTGATACATCCGAAACCGTGAGGTGTGACCCATGCAATTTGACCGCAAAATAACCATCTCCGCCGGTAGCAGCCGGAGGGCCATGGTCTGGCAGGCGCAAACCCTGCTCATTTCTGAGCTGTGGGCAAAGCTCCAGACCCCC